TAAAGGTACAATTTCACCTAATTTTGCTAATTCTTGAACTGAATTAAAATTTTCTTGTGGAGCAAATCTTTTATTACCCGTTATACTTCCTGTTGTTAAAGTACCCGGTAATTTTGGTGGTTTAGGTTTTGGTGTTAAAAAATTGGCAACAACCGTTAAAATTACACCTAAAGCTAAATTTGCAAAAAAACCTGTCGCCCCTCCCGCAGTTAAAAGACCTGCAATAAAAGCATTTGTTACATAAGGTAGTTCATCGTATTCTTTAGGTCTTTTTCCGTTATAAGCGTCAGTTAATTCTAAAAAAAGCCAATATTCTTCTTCAGTTATTCCAACAGTTTTACATAATTCGATTTCTGCGGGCAATAATATTTTTCTACCGCCAAAGTTTCTTGAGGAGTCCACCTTACCATTGGGTCTTGACAAATTAAAAATCCTCCCTCGTAGTAAACAGCAAGAGCAAAACCTTCTTTCTTGTTAACTATTGCTACTGTACCTATATTAATATCTTTTGTCTCGTTTCCCCACTTATCAAAAACTTCTTTAAAAATAGAAAAATCTTTTCGTAAATAACGTCTATACCATTCTTTTTCACGTTTTAAAAATTTTATTCCATAAAAATTTAATACTGAAATTGTCAGTGTTAAGCAATCTACTGCATGATGTTTTTCAGGTTCGGCTCCTAATCTATAAGGCAAACCAATTAATTGATGTGGCTTCATCTATTTTGTATATCACTTGAAGTAGGTAGCGCTCCAACACAATCGGAAGTTAAGACTAGGTTTGGCATGTTAGATCCGACAGAATCAATCGCACTACTTAAAGTTAATTCAAGTCGTTCAGCATCATAAGCAAGACTAGAAATTAACCATACATCTCTAGTTAAAGTTCTTTGAACACTGTTTAGATCACTATTATCAACAATACAAACAGTTACTTCAGCAAAATATTGATTTGCGACAGCTTCTTGTGCTCTAGCCATTGATATCGGAGAATTGCCCATGATTATATTAGATTCAATATTATCTCCACTTTTGTTAATTGTTGTTCCAGCATATATAAAAGGCATGTAATGAAAATCCTCATCATTAAATTCTATTGTGTTTCCAGCATTTTGATAATTTTCGTCAGTTAAATTTAATTTGGCATTTTGTAATCTATGCTTTGTTGTTTTTTCATCTTCATCCATTTCATAAATTTCAAGAAATGTACAAATAGTTGTAATACTCATAATCCCATACTTGCCCTTTGACTTCTAGAATTTTTAAATGTTTTCATCATTTTCGACTGTCCAGCATCAGCACCTCTTTTTGCTGCTGTATTAATTAAATCTGGTACTGCTGACCTTGGCAAATAATCATCACCATTAAAGTTTAATACAGGTCCAGTGTATTCAACTACTGCATTACCTGAAGAACCTGAAGGTGTACCAGCATCACCTGACCCGCCCGGAATAACTGCACCACCTCTTGCACCGGCAGAATATCTTTGCATTGCACCAGCCATCTTAGAGGAGGGAATAACATATTCAGACTCACCGCCTTCACCAATCATTCCAAGAGTTGGTGAATTAACTACACCGCCATATTGAAAAGCTTTAAAGCCACCAGACCTTAAATAACCACCTTGTTCACCTCCAAAGAAATTAAAACCACTAAACATCTGAGAAAATGCATTGTTTAAAAACATACTGGCAAGATTTTTAGCAATACCGGCTAATGATTCACCTAAAGATTTTGTGCCATCAATTAAACCCATAACAGCATTAGTCATACCAGTTGCTAATACGTCTCTAATCTGCTCATTTATTTCTAATCTTTTTTGATCTAAAGTTAATTTTTCAACTTGTTTACGAGCTTCAGCCTCATCTAAACCATTTTTTTCTTTAGCTAAATCTACAATTCTTTGTTCTATTTTTGCTTTTTCTGAACCCATACTTAAAGCATTTTTTAAAAACTCCTGTTCTTTTTGTAGTGAATCTAAAAGTGGTGTTTTTGCTGCGTCAGTAGTTTTATTAGAATCCTGTGTACCGGGAGAATCTACAGGAATTAAACCCTTTTCATCCATTTTGTAATCAATACCGCCTATTGTATGAATTTTATTTAAGGTTTCTATTTTTGTTATTTCTCTGTCAAGTTGTTTTATTCTTTCT